GCTGTACCATTATCGTAATCAGCACTTAGGTTACCTTCACGTTCAACACGTACTGGATCGTGGTAGTGCAAACCTGCAGCAGCAATCGTGTCTACGTACTCTTTTGTCGCAGCTTGTAATGCAGTCTGTGGATCACGATTAAGCTCAAGATCACCATCAGCATTAAAGAATGCAGCTTTACCTGCAGGTTGTGAAATAAATACTTCAGCTTGTGCAGTAAGGTTAACAGCACTTCCTGAGTTAGAACTTGCTAATACGGTAGTACGAGCTAGGAGAGATGAACCTTCTGTCCACGTGCCTAGCCCGACTTCCCAGTTATTAGTGCTAGGCTCAAAGATACTATAGTAAGTAGTATCACCGTCAGACAAAGCAGCAGCAAAAGTCTGGAAGCCATCTACTGTACCATTCAGGGTAAGAGTACCCGTACCTGTAGTGGTAGTAGTTTGTTTTACTCTGTCTTTAATTACGAGAGCCATAGTCTATGCTCCTATTATGCGATGCGGATAATTGCGTTAGATGCGTCTGCAGTTGGGAACTGGATAGTATAGTCACCATTTGTTGATGTCTGTGTACCACCAAAGTCAATTACTGCAATAGCAGCATTAGAAGCTGACGCATTGTAGATGATACAACCGTCTGCTGAAATAGTAGAAGATGTGAATACTTCGTCATCAATATCTACGATAGCTGTTGTGCCGTCTACAGAGATTGTAACGTTATCTAATAGTTGTCCACCTGCTGTGTAACCTGTACCTGTAGCTTCATCAGAGTTACCTGTTACATCAGAGTAGTTAGTAGTTGCAGCACCATATGTGCCTGTAGGTGTAGCTTTAATTAGTGCAAGATAGATATTGTGGGTATCCAAATCATGAGTACCACCCAATAGTTCCGACTTAAAGCTTGTACACATTGCTGTTGTGATAGCCATTGTTTGGAGTCCTTTTTAAGAGAAAGTAGATGTACTAAAGGGCCAGCCTCTTGACAAGACCAGCCCAATAGTTTATCTAAGATTAAGCAGCGTTGTAGTTCGCTGTGACAATTGCCTCTGGACGCAAGATTTTGCGACCGTATAGGTGCATACCACGAACGATGTCTGCAAAGCTGTCTGGGTCACGGTAGTTCTCAACTTTGTTGATTTGCTCCGCTGAAGCTACTGCTTCGTCTTGACCAGCTACGATAACACCGTAGTTAGCTTCCTGTGCAGTTACGCCTGTTGTACCTGCACCTGTTCCCAAGTATGGAAGGTTATTTGAAACATAAACACGGAAGCCGTGTAGGTTGTTCAATACCAAGCCATTCATTAGGCCAGTGCCGCCGAAATCAGCGTTAAGTACACGTGCGTCTTCGTCTTTTAGCATTTCTACAAATACCGGGTCAAGAACGATCCAACGTCCACGTGAGTCCACGTTAGCTGTATCCATGATACGTGCCATACGTGCAATAACTGTTAGTGGTGACACTGTAGTTGCTGACAATGCTGTTGCGCCTGGAAGACGTGGTGCTAGAGGAATAGACGAACCTGCACCTGCAGTAGCAGAGATTGTCAAGTTTCCGAAGTCTGTAGCATCTAGACGGTTAGCTGCCAAAAGTTCAGCACCGACTTTATCTGCTGCAGAACCATTGGAGGCGGCTGAGTTTGCTTTGTCACCTGAAGCAGTTGTGTTTACTGCCCATGAACCTGCACCACCTGTGTAACCAGATAGGTAACCAAGAACTTCTTCGTCCATTGCATCAGCCATCTTATACGCTGCACGATCAGCAGCCAAAGATGTGAAGTCAACGTGCGAGAACTGCTCTTCGATGTCATCCATTTTGAAAGCAAAGTAGTTAGCTTTGTCAATGGTCAAAGAGAAGTCTTGGTCATCTAGCTTCTCAACAGAAATAGGTGTGTGACGTTGTAAAGAGTTGACTGTTACGTCTGGCTCTTTTTGGATACGAACTGTATCGCCTTGGTTTGCGATCTCTCCGAAGTAGGAGTTGTTTGTGATCGCATTTACGACAGCAGTTTTGCGTAGAGCAATCTGTGCCTGTTTGGAGTAGATGATTGGGGAAAAGTTCCCGTTAAATCCACCCGATGCGGATGTAATAGCCATAGTTAATTTCTCCTTATAGATATGGCGTGAAAGTAGACACTACATATCCACTAAAGAGGCTCTTCATATTAGGGTAGTCAGCTTAGCGTCAAGGGTGGCCGCCCTATCTGCGCTGGGCCTATACGTTGAGGTAGTTCTTTTTTGTGGCTAGTGCTTAAAAAGCATACACACTTGTATTTGTGTATATACTATAGTTTTACTTATGAATATTCATTTGTCAACTATTTTCTTGACACATCATAAATAAACTTTCCTTGGCGCTGGGCTTCAAATATTTCTTCCATGCGCTTCTCATATTCTTTCATAGACATCTTAGCTACTTGTGATTCACTAAGATACTTAGATGCTTCATCGTGTTCTGGCGTAGTGTTGCGTTTTGTCTTCACTGAGGAAGCAGCTTCTTTGTCACTACTAGATTTTACTTTACCAGTAATACCCTTGTCAACTTTATACAAGTCAATCACACGAGCTACAGACTTAGCATCATCTACATTCTCGTACAAAGCATCTTGTACCCACTTAGGCTGATCCTTAGCCCATTCATGGAATACATCATCTGCACGAATATCACCGAAGTCTGGATGTAGAGCAGCTAGTTCAGCTTCAGCTTTCTCACGCTTAGCTGTGATGCGTAGCTCTTCGATCTCTTTCAAGCGAGTATCTAGTGATGCAGCTTTCTCGTCAGCTTTCTTTGTAGCAATAGCTTCAACGATACCAGCTACGTCAGGATACTTTTTAGCCCAAGCTTCAATCTCGTCATTTGACTTAGGCAGTACAAGCTCGTTCTTAGTAGCTAACTCTAGTTGCTTCTCTAGCTTTTCTAGTTTAGCAGCTACTTCTTTTTCCTTCTCTTGCATGTGCCGACGAAGATCACCATAGCGTTGCTTAAAAGTTTTCTCTTCAGCAGTTAGCTCTGTATCATCTTCTTCTTGTGCTTTGGCTTTAGTTGGCTTTTTCTCTTTTTGTTCAGGTACACTTTCTGCCTGAACTGAGGTGTCCTCAGAGCTTTCGCTATCGGATTCACTATCGGTGGCTTCTTCCTGCGTTTCATCTTCTTGCACCATGCCAGCTTGTTTCATAAGCTCACGTAGTTCTTGTTCGTCACGGTTAACACGTGCCATGTTACGTAAGTGAGATGCTGAATGCACCTCTACTTGTTCTACTTCAGCCATTGTTTACTCCTTATGTTGGGGCCAGTCAAGTTATAACTGGGTAGCCTTATAGTTATATTGGATTATTCTTCTTCGTCGTCTTTTTCTTCAGGAGGACTAAAGAAACCTGTCCACCCTGACGCAGCCTGTGCCGCTGCTGTAGCTTCTCTACTTGCCTGTGCTTGAGCCATTCTTGCTTCATGATATTCTCTTGGATCAGCATCCGAACCTAGAGAGTTTACATAATTAGTTGCATCTACCCAGTTACCAAGGGATGCATCTTTCCAATCATCATTTGTTTTATACTTTTCAGGTTTTGTGAACTTACTCTCTTGTTGTGTAGCACCATCAAAGCTATCTGCAATACCACTAAAGAAGCTTGATATTGTATCTAAAATGCCGTACTTTTTACCTTCTTTTTCTTTGTAGTCCTTGTACGCTTTTTTATCTTCTAGATAACTTTTCTGCAGCCCTAGCTCTTTCTTTGTTACATCAGGGATGTTTTCGTCTGCTAATGCTGAATCAATACCTTCTATTAGTTTATTCTTTTCGTACTTACCTATAAGCTTAGAACCTATTAAACCTGGAATACCAAGCATAGACGTACCTACACCATCAAGAAGTTTTTGAGAAGAGTAATAGGTATCTACTGCTGACATAACGTCAGATGGATTACTAAAGTTTATACCTTTGTCTTCTTTCTCTGCCTCTGCAATACGCTGTCTAGCACGTTCTGCTGAAGCTGCATCGTAGTCATCATCATCACGTAATACTTCTTGTGCAGAAGTAGCCTCTGGTTTATTCTGTGTATAACCTGCAGGTATAGCGCCTAGAGGTGTACCATTGAAGAATGGAATGTTTACTTCTTGACCTGCAGGGCCATAATAAGTGATAAGCTCATATCCACCAGTACCAGCTTGAGAACCCATTATAACTTGTGTTGGATCGTCAGGGTCTTGCTGAAACATGTCATTACCAAACATGTCAAGCTGTGCACCGCCATCAGCGTAACCTACAAGACCACCTAGTGCTGCATTCATTTCTTCTTCGGAGGGCATACCATCTTCTTCGACCATAAGCTCTTCATCATTGAAAGGAAGGTCATCTTCTTCTGCTTCGATAGGCTCACCACCAATACGACCATTAGCTTCCATTTCAGCCAAGCCCATTTTAGCTTGTGCACGTAGGTCTTCAAAGAACTTGACCCCATAAAAACGTAGAACATCAGCAGGGACAACATATTCACCCTCACTTAACATTGCAGGAATATCATCACGTACTTCTTCTGGTAGAGAACCTGGTGGTACTTCATTGCCTGACACAGGGTCTACTTCATTACGTACAGACTTGAATACTGCTTCTGTTTGTTCATCTTCATTTAACGCCATTAACTTTATCCCTCAAGTATTTTAGTCTGCGTAGTATGTGTATACTACCTTGCGCCCTATGTAACTCAACAAGGTTTTCAGCTTGCTCTAATCTC